ACGGCAGGGCGGCGGCTTGCGGGTCGTTGGGGTGTGGTTTGTATTGGTAGAGCATGGGCAGGGCTCCTAAAGTGTGGCGCGGTCTGCGAGCGCGTCGGAGATTTGTCCGTCGCGGTGCAGGGCGTCGAGGAAATCAACGAAGGCGCATCGGGTGTCGGTGCGGTACATTTTCCCCGCCCCGGTGTAGTCGGTAATTTTCCGGCGCGACAGATCCGGGAAGGTCTCCCAAAATAGGGCGCGGATTTGTTTTTGTGTCGTTAGCATGGTTTCGGGCTCCTTAGTAGACGCAAATGCCGCGCGAGTAATACGCGCAGGGGTCTTTACCCTCGGGAATATCTCCGGGGCGCAGAATGTAGAGCGCGGCTCCTCGCGGGTCTCCCTGAATGTATGAGGAGATTTCCGGCTTTGATTCGAGGATCTTGGCAAGGCGTTTTTTCGCCCCTGTTTCCCGGTCTGCCACTCGGCGGCGGCTTGGTTTGGTTTGGCTGTAGTGATGGGTCACCATGTAGGGGATTTCCGTCTCTTCATCTCGTTCAATCGCCCATGAGGCGTGATCGTTCCCGTTCCCGCACTCGAGTTCATGCCAACGGCGCAGGGTCATAGATATGCGGCGAAGTTTCTCGCACTCGTCGAAAGTGAACCCGATCGATTGCAGGGCGTTGAAAGTGTGGTTCAGTTCTTGGCGTTCTCTCTTATTCATTGATGACAATCTCCAGTTTAGGGTGGTGGAATTCGTGAACCCGGGCGAACAGGTCAGGAAAGGCGTCGGCCAGTCGCTCCCGGTTGGTTGGATCGGCGGCGATGTATGCGTCTCCGATCGAGGTGGCGAAGTGTCCATGCGTGCCGGATTGCATGGCGACGGCCGCGCGGTGCATTTGGGCGTCGGTCATTCGTCGGCCTCGCTCAGTTCGTCGGCGGCGTCCTCGAGGGCGCAGATAAGCCCGTCGAAGTCCTCATTGGGGCCGAGGATCCCGGCGAGCGCGTAGACTGTCGAGCGGTCTAGCCCGAAGTCGGTGGCGAGCGTGTCGAGATAGTCCCGGCGGCTTTTATAGCCCTCGTCTGTGTAGATGCTCATGCGTTGATCTCCTCGAATGTAAAGGTCAGGCAATCCCCGGCGAGTGCGTACCCGTCGGCGTCGTGGTTGGTGCAGAATTCCGGCTCATCGGTGCACCCGAGGCAATAGCCGGGGCGGTAGTCCTTCAGCCACTTATTCAGGGCGTCGTGTTCGGCGTCAGATAGGCCAGTCGCGTCGTCATTGATCAGGGCGCAAGCCCAATGGGCGGGGAGGTTGTAGGCGGTCGTTTTCATGCAAGGGTCTCCTCTAGTGGGGTGGTGCGGTGGGTGATTTCGATTTGATAACCGAGGGCGCGAACGGCGGCGATCGTGTCCGGGGTTAGGGTCTTAGTCTTGGCGATCCGGGCGAACAGGCGAGCGGCGTCGTCGATCGGGTGGTAAGCGGGTGCGCCGTACTGGTCGCGGCGTTCTAGGGTGATTTTCATGCGGTCGGCTCCTTAGATGGCGAAAAGAATTGCGCGGATCGCTTGATAGCGGCTCGCCCCGTATTGACGGAGGTTCCAGTATGCGAAGCGGATCCCGTGTATTTGGATCGTTTTGTGAAGGTTGAGCGGGTGCGATTCAGTCAAAAGAAGTGAATACATTTCTTAGGCTCCTGAAAGTGCCGGGGGGATTCCCCGGCGGTTGGTTAGGCGTTGGGATACCAAAGCGTTTCGTTAAACTCGCGGCGGCGTGGTGGGCTGATTTCGAGAATCCGCTTGCAGATCTTGTCGGCGGTTAGATCGAAGGATTCGGCGGCCAGTCCGTCTTTACCCTCTGTCCATACTGTGCGGCTAACGGCGTGGCCGTGGCGAATGGTTGCGCCCTCGCCGAGGACTGCAACGACAGCCGCCGCCAGTTCGGGCTCTTTGCAAGCGGCTTGGTATTCCCCGGAGGAATCGTAAATTTTGAATTCGGGTGATCTTGCCATTGTGTTATCTCCTAGCAGGTGGTTATGTGGGGTAGTCCACAGGTGAGATTATGAGGGGTATTGCCAGTCAATAGTTCAATATATCCCACAAAATTCTTGTGAGTATTTTTTGACCAGTTGGGCGGGGGCGATCGGCGGCCGGGTTTTAGCCGAAGGCGAACAGGTTGATTTATTCTCCAATAGGGAGATAGAATCACGCGATCCAAATTCTCAAGGTGTACCCATGAAAAAACTAAGCAGAAAAGAAATCAGAGAAGGGCTAGATGCTGTCCCAATGGAGGCTGTTCTGATAGGGGCGGCCAGTAGGGGAGAAAAGACACTCAGCCCGAAAGATATCGAATTCGCCCGTCAAATTGCACTGGGTGAGAGTAAGGCCGGGGCGTATAGAAAGAGCAGGCCAAGCAAGGCGAAACCGCACAATCAATCAAGGCGTGGTCAGGATCTCGCAAAGGATGACGCTATCGTGACGCAGATCGAGCGATTTAAGGCGGCATTTGAGGCGCAGAAATACGCAACCCCGGCTCATTTGAGGGCGTTAACTATCCACGAACTTACCAAGCACGCGCTCGACGAGTCTTTCCCACCGGCGCAGAGAATGAAGGCGTTGGAGTTACTGGGCAAGATCACCGAGGTCGCGCTCTTCACCGAGCGGCGGGAGGTTGTACAGGTGACAGACGCATTGCAGATCAGAGAGCGGCTCATGGCGTCCCTGCGGCTCGCTCTGAATAATGAGGCCATCGATGTAGAGGCTCGATCGGCCGACGATCTACTGGCCGAGATCTCCGGCGGTAACATTGAGACCCCGGCAGACGGGGAGGCCATCGAGATTTCCCCGGCCGCGACCCCACCGGGGGGTGACCCCCTAGACGCGACGCATGACACACCAGCCTATATGCATAGTAATCCACACATTGAATCGGCTCACCTACCCGATGTTTCCAGCCCATCTACAAAAGCCATATCGGGGACAGATTGAACTTGTACCATACAGTAACTATAACAGGTGTTATAGTGACAATAGTCAATGAAATCAATGACTTACGGAAAAAAAGCCTGTTACAGGGGGGTAGGGGGTGTGTTTTTTGGGCAGGTTTTAGGGGGTTTGGGATATAGAAATGCCCCCCTTATCTTTTTGGAATGAAAAAGTGGGGGGGGGTATATATTTTGGAGAAATGGGATGACGCCAGCGCAGAAGGAAATATTTTTGGTTATTGATGAGTGGTGGAGGAAGTATGGTTTCGGCCCTACTATCGATGATGTTCTATTGGTGACTGGGGAGAAGTCTAGGGGGAATGTATCGAGAAAGATGTGGAAGTTGGTTGAGTTAGGTCTCTGCCACGGGGTGAGGAGGCGGCCGCGTTCGATTCGGCCAAAGGGTTTAAGGGTGCGTAACATTGAATAAGATATTTGATTTGATCAACGCCCTTCCAGAGGGGGAGCGTGAGTCCTTGCTTCAAATGGCGCAGCAGTATTTTGATGCGGTTATGAGGGAGCGAGGGCAAACTAACTTTATGTCGTTTGTAAAGACTGTATGGCCTGCCTTTATACACGGCAGACATCACGCTGTTATGGCTAAGAAGTTTGAGGAGATAGCCGAGGGTAAAATTAAGAGGCTGATTATCAATATGCCACCCCGGCACACTAAGTCTGAGTTCGCCTCCTACTTATTGCCTGCTTGGTTTTTGGGTAGGTTTCCGAATAAGAAGATTATCCAGTGTTCGAATACAGCAGAACTAGCCGTGGGCTTTGGTCGTAAGGTGCGAAATCTGGTGGACGGTGAGACTTACGCCAAGATATTTCCCAATGTATCTCTGAGACAAGACTCTAAGGCCGCTGGCCGTTGGTCAACTAACGCCAATGGAGAGTACTTTGCTATCGGTGTTGGGGGTACGGTGACTGGTAAGGGCGCGGATCTACTGATTATTGACGATCCGCACTCAGAGCAAGAGGCCGCATTGGCTGCATCGAACCCTGAGATCTACGATAAGGTCTACGAGTGGTACTCCTCCGGCCCACGGCAGCGTCTTCAGCCGGGTGGAACGATCATTGTTGTTATGACTCGGTGGGGAAAGCGGGATTTAACAGGCCAAGTCTTGAAGGCTGAGGGTCAAAGGGGCGGGGAGGCGTGGGAGGTTATCGAATTCCCAGCGATTTTGCCA